AATTATCTTCTTTTTATTTTTGATTTCTTGGATTTCTTTGTTTTTCTTTTATTCTTTCTCGTTTTTCTTTTATTCTTTCTCGTTTTTCTTTTTCCGCCATAATAGGGTTCTATCTTACCAGTTTTATAATCTATATTCCATGAATTTCTGGCTGCAAATTGTGTAAACAGTTCACGTTCTTCCTCGGGTAAACTATTTAAACTATCTAATGAAAGTTTGGACAACGATGGAATTTTAAAAACGGTTTCATTATTTTTATCGTCTATTAATGAACCTAATAATTCTTTGAATTTAATGTGTTGTTCTAATATTTTTACAACCTCTGTATGACGATTGTCTTTTGCCCGTTGTAAAATTGTTTTACCCCATGGTGATACTTCCTGGTTCATATCAGCACCATATGTTAATAACTTTTGTACGATATCTAGACGCTCATTGATAATATCCTTATCAGGATTATTATAACTATTTTGACACGCCCATACAAGAGCCGTGCGACCAGCATAATCCTTCGCATCTATATTAGCTATTTTCTTCAATAACTCTTCCACTGTTTCTTTGTGTCCATAAATACTTGCCAATATGAGAGCCGTCGCGCCATTATTATCCTTCGCTTCTATATTAGCTCCATTATCCTTCGCTTCTATATTAGCTCTATTATCCAGTAGCATTTTCACTGTTTCTACATGTCCATTTTTACTTGCCTTAATAAGTTCCTCATCTTCGTCTTCACTACCGCCTCTCTGTCTTTTTGAACGAGTTTTTTTTTTAGATTTTCCTCCTCCTCTCCGGCGTCGTGTTTCTCTCTCACGAGCATCTGATTCGTCAAATAATCGACGTAATCTCTCTGCCCCACTCTCCTCCGTTCTTCTCTCCGTTCCTGCTGCTTCATCTACTGCGTCAAATAAAGCACGTACTCCCTCTGCCCCACTCGGCGATCCCCATGCTGCTATGGGGATTCCAGTAGCAGCTCTTTGTGCAGCTCTTTCTGCATCCTCTTCGTCATATCTGCGTAATATATCTTCACCGCTTGCCCCACTTGTTGCTGTTGCTGCTCTCGGCAAAATATTTGTCGATGATAAATCCGTACAAGTATTGGAAATAGGTTCTCGACATAGAGGACATGTTGTATTTGCTTGATTTCGATGACACCAATCTCTTAAACAATCTTTATGGAACGTGTGAGTGCATTCAGTAGTAGTTATACTATCATCAATATTTATTTCATCTTGACATATAACACAATCATCAGCACCGCCTCTCTGTCTTTTTGAACGAGTTTTTCTAAATCTTTTATTGGTTTTCTTTGCCTTTCTCGTTTTTCGTGTTGCCATTATTATATTATTTTATTATAATTATATACTTTGTAAATATTGGGAAGTATTATCTTTAATATCATGTGGATTATCTGAATAAATTATTTCTTTCAACAAAATACATTTGGAACGTAAGGCATCATTAATAAAAGATATCATATCACTAATAGTATCAAATGATTGTAGGGTACCTAATATAATTAATTTAAATAATTTTAACTTGTATAATATATCTACTTTTGATATTATTAAGTCAGTGGTTCCAGATAAATTGATTGCTGTAACAAGTTTATCCATATTTAACCAATTTACTATGCGTTTTCTTCCAGTTGTTGTTCCATACTCTTCTCCTAATTTTCCTATTTCCGCTAATTCGGGATCATCTAGTAACGATTCGGGAAAATCAGGGTCTATTCCTGACCGTGTATCGTATATTTTAATCGCACCTATTATTTTATTAATATATTGTGGTGGAATACCTAAACTACACGCACCATACGGCAATGTAGTTGATGAAGTTGTAAAAGGATAATTACCATAATTAATATCTAACCAAAATCCTTGTGCACCTTCGCACAATATATTTCCATGTAACTTATGATCCCACATATATGGTTTTAATATATCTATGTCTTTTGCCTGAATTCCATTTCGCTTATACTTGGCACCATAACAGGGCGCTATTCCTTTCGCAGTCGATCCTTGAGATTTTACTAATTTTGATATATCTTCTTCGATATGTTCTTCTGTTACGATATTAGCGTAAGGAGATATTTTTATTAAATTTGTATCAAAATCATTCATTTCTAAATATTGTAATTCCTCGAAAAAAGATTTTACATTTACAACACAATCCGGACCAATTATCGATTTAATATTGAAAAAAACTCCACTAGGAATTAAATGAGTTTTATATTTTATATTATTAACATAAATAGTATGCCCGGCATTGTTCCCACCATTCCATCTACATACAAAATCATAATATTTGGATTTGGATAATTGTGATACCACTTTACCTTTTCCTTCATCGCCCCAACTTAATCCGCAACAAATATCCACCTTTTCTATTTGATCCATATATTTGATAACTAAATTATATTTTTACGAATTACATAATAATATAATTTCTTACCTTACTTTCTTACTTTCTTATTTGTCTATAAAGAGTGTATAATCCTAATAAAAACACACCAATATTAAAATATAATATGCTTTTTGGTAATATTAACCATTTATTTAATTGCTCAGATTTAACATCCTTTTGAAAATGCTGTATATCTTCTACTAAATGATGAGATACAAATAATGATACAGCTAAAAATACTAAACTTACAATTATTAAATAAAGGTTATAAATATTACTTTTATCTCTATAATATCTAGAATATCCTAATGATGCAAAACTAATAGAAGTATACAAACCTACATTTCTTAATGAGGTTTGGAAATACATGAATAAATCCTTTTCGGTTTTCATTATAATATATATTAATAATTTTAATTTTTTTTAATTTTTATTTTTTTAATAACTCAAGGATTGTATTTTGATTTTCTATTATTAAATCTAACTTGGATATAATATTTCTATCCATGTTAGGTGTTTCTGTTTTTAATTTTGAAAATATATTATCATTAATTGGAATATCATTAATAGGAGTTTCATCTATCGCAATTTCTATATTATCTGTATTATTGTGTATGTTCTTTATATTTTCTATATTTAATGTATTATTATTATTATTTTCGGTCTCATTTATACCTAACCAATTATCTGTTTCTTCTTTTGAACTTTTAAATTCTACATTTTGAACTTCGTAATTTCGTTCAGCTATTTTGGATTTTAAAATATTGTCGATGTCTTTTAAAGGTTCATCGATTTTATCATCATTAAAATTAACATCTTCTGGTTTGTCAGATTTATATTTATCAAACTCCTGCTGTCTTTTATTTAATCTTTCATCAAATGAATTTAATTCTTTTTTTTGTATATCCTCACGAGTAATTAGATTTTTATTACTAATGTCACCAATCTCTACTTCATTATTCTTATTTTTGGTTGGTTCCGTTTTGTTACAAAACGAATTCATATTTTTTAAAAAATCTTTATTTAAAGTTAATAAATTGATATTTTTATCCTTTGAATTATTTATAGTTTCATTTATTTTATCCTCAAATAATACTTGAGTATTTTTTGCGTTTTGTTGTATCATCTTTACAAAATTTTTATTATCACACAGTAACTTCCAAAGTAATTCCTTATTTTTACCTAATGTAAATTCATTCATATACTTACTCATATAATATAAATAGGGTGGTTATTTTTAAATAAAAATTATTATTATTTATTTAAAAATATAAATCGGTGTAAATCATTATAAATCCTTATTAAAATATATATTTCTAAATTTTGAAACTGCCGCATCGGATATTTTATTTTTGCAAAAATGTTTCCAACTTTTCTTTTTTGTTAACATATTGATAATAAAATATAAACTATACATACCACATTCAGTATCTTGATACTGATGCTCTATTTTATGATTATATAGTTCATCATACTCCATTTTTCCCCCCAATAATTCACTTTCTTTTATTACATTTTTTATAAATTTCTTTACTTGTTTTGGCGCTTTTCTCCCTACACTGTCGAAAAAATAGATTACATTTTTTTTTATATCAATATAAACAGATATCCAATGAGCTCCGTCACGATCATGGGGATCAGTGTTAAAAACAACACCTATTTTATGCTTATTTTGTTTTTTATAGGTACTTAACTTAAAATTACATAAATCATTCCAAACGCATTGATTATAACCAGTTTTATAATCATAATCTATTGGCGATGGTCCTAAAAATTTGAAGTGAGTATGACTTCTTTCATACTGTTTTAATACGCGGAGTAAATCTAATGTGCTTAACCAGGTGTTGGGGTTTTTTTTCCATTCATTGGGGGCAATAGGAGCAAAACTTAAATTTAATATATTTTTCTTATCTTTTGCTGGAATTGGACTTTTCTTTAACCAACATGACTCTTTATTACAATCATTATCATGTTTTTGTTTTAATTGTTTCCAAATGTCGATAGGTTCATTTGTTAAAATTTTATCATTGTTGTTATTATCATTCCAATATTTTTTTAATATAAATAGATTATGATTGGAATAACACGAGAAAGAATTTTCTTTAATGTCCGGAGAACAATTTACATTTTTTAATTTTCTGGTTTTATTTTTATTCTTTTTATTCTTTTTATTCTTTAGATTTTTATATGTTTTTCCCATGAATATTGATTAGATTAATTTTTAGATTAAATTATATATTTGATAGTAAAAATAGATGAATAATATTACGATGGTTGAAAACAGTATTGTATTCAATATAGTTTGTGTATTAATGTTGTATCCAAACATTATTTCGGCTAAAGACATTAATGTTAATGTACAAATAATTCCCAATAATGAATGTTTATTAAAATGTATTAAATGTTTCATATTGTTATTTTTATTGATAATATAAATTATAAAAAAATAGGTTAATGGAACTGACCATAAAAAGGCACCTATCTTATAAAAATTTGTAAAATTCGAAAATGTTTGAGCAATATATGATATTGACACAAATGTAATAAAACCAATTAACCCTTCTTTAAAAAGTGTTAGATACATATTATATTTGAATATTATATTTGAATATTATATTTGAATATTATATTTGAATATTATATTTGAATATTATATTTAAATATGTAATTAAATATAATATTAATCTTCGTTTCGTTGAACACGTGTATGATTGTGAAATAAATTATTACCTAAATTATCAGTATTAGGATTAAATTTATTGAATTTATTGTTATTAAATAATAAGGAATGTTCCATATTTTCATTGTTTTTGGTTTGAACATTTAATTTATATAAATCACTGTTTGAAGAAGGTATATATTCACGCTGATCGCATTTTTGCAATGAAAAAAATTGGTTCCTTAAATTGGATTCAGTATCAACTGTGGTTGAAAATCCAGACCAATGGGGTTTTCTATCTCCGGGCAGAAAATTTTGAGAAGTGTTATACACGGGTGCTTTTACTAGAGATGTATTTACATTACTATTTACATCATGTATATGCATAGTCGTATATTTTGTTGGTACTGATGGAATTCCGTAAGCAACATCTACCTTACCAATTGCTAAATTTCTATTAAATAATCGTTCGTTTATTTCTTGTGTTCTGGGATCATTGCAAGTTATCTTAGGCATATTAATATATCAATATATAAATATATTTCACATTATTTTTATATTAAAAATATATATATGCTAAAAAATTACCAAACAGTCTTTTTATATTTATTAATAATGTCCTATATTTTATATGCGTTTGTATTTATAGGTATTGTGAATAATTCTCCATCCTATTTAGAAACATTAAATTTTGTATTGAAAATATATGTATGTATGGTTTTATTAATACGATTTAATCCTTTTGTGGATAGACAATTTACTAATTTTGATAAAAAAATAGTATTTTCGTGCGCTTTGTTTTTAATTTCTACTACAACCATTAATGAATTTGCTATTAATTACAAACGCGTCAAAGAGTATGTTTTATAATTTTATTTATTAAATTTAACACCTACCTAATCAATGTTTAAAACTCTTGGATGAATTCATCTAACAAAAATATTAATCGTTTGCTCACTATTTTATCTATTTTATACTCTTTCTTTTTTTTCTCAATATAGTTATACTTATATACATTTTCAAAAATATTTTTTACATGAACCTTAAATAAACCTATATTATTTTGAACTATTTTTTCAAACTTATTATTTTGTATTGTAAATCGTATAAACCGGTTCATTAATATATTTATATTTAACCCATATTTGTATGGATTTATATTAATAACATATACATTGTCATGCTCCATTTTAGGATGGTCTTGATCATCTATAAAACATATCTTTGTTTTCTCTGGTAATTTAGAACACTTAATAAAATCTGTATGTGTTTTTTGATGCGTTGTTCTCGATTGTTCTATTTGAATACCATTTACTTTAAAAGCGTGAATTATTTGGTCAAATATTGGATAATTTATTTTTGATTCAATATAGGTTTGAATAAAACGTGACCATTTTTTCCCTCCTTGATTATTGGTATAAATATATAATTTATTAATTATATTTTGTTCTTTTAAATTTGATAAGTATTTTAAAATTGTAAATATGCTTGGACGAAAATATTCGGGATATAAATCTAATACACTACACGTTTGGGATAATGTTAATTTTTTCTTATAATATTTCTCTATCGCATCTAATATTATACTAAATTCATAAAAATAACCTAATGTTTCGTCCAAATCAAATATTATTACTTTCATTGGTTTATTATTTACAAAATTACTCATTCAATATATATAGTATAAAAATAAAAATAATAATAATATTATTAAAAATAATAATATTATTATTATATATTAATCTATATGCAAGGGTATGACTTAACTAATTCTGATTATGAAGATATACTAGATTATTATAATATAGAAAAACCTATCAAAAATAAAAATACTAAATTATTAGCCGAGGATATATTATCTAATAAACTATGTCGATGTATTAAAAGTGTAGGAAAACTATCAAATCAAGAGAACGAACAGAAAAATATTTCTATATGTAGAAAATCTGTTTTTTCAAGAAAAAATTTGAATTTTTATAAATTCAAATGCCGAAACAAACCAAGATTTCTTCAGGGGAAAAATGGTAAGATTTTGCGTAAAACTTCTAAAAACTTAAAATTGAACAAAAAAACTAGAAAAAAGAAGTAGCATATAAAATAATTAACTTACTAAATTATAATGTTGACAAACGAAGAAAAGGAAAATTACTTTACTAAAGTGAATAAGCAATTACAAGACGGAGTATTATTGCAAACTAAGGTCTTAGTATGCTCAGATAATTGTCAAAAACTAAAAATGGAATTTAAACTGGCTTTTAAAAATGATATTATTATTTCACATATGAAAAATAAATTATTAGGTTAGTAGGTTAGGTTAGTAGGTTAGGTTAGTAGGTTAGGTTAGTAGGTTAGGTTAGTAGGTTAGGTTAGTAGGTTAGGTTAGTAGGTTAGGTTAGTAGATTAGTCATTTGTTATTGTAAAATATTAACTATTTTTTATTAAAAAATAATTATTAACGATATTATAACTAACGTAAAAAGTGTCATTCCATATAGTGCTTTATGTCTAATATAACATAACCGGGGTGATTTTAGTTTTTCTATTATCATTGTTTCTTTAATTTTTTCTGGTAATATATCGATACGTGTTGAAAATGAGACCAGTGATTTTTTTACAAACGATGGTTTTCGACGATTGTTCATTATTATATTATGTTCATTATAATCATCCGACTCTGTATCAGAAGAGGTATTATTCGTATTATTCGTATTATTCGTACTTATCTCTGATGGTAAAATAATTTTAGTAGTTGGTTCAAATATATTATTAATATCATTCTCTTCATCAGATGAAATTGAATACGCATCATATATATTTGTAACTGGTTGTTTAATATCCATATAATAATATAAAAGATTATTTTATATTATTATTCTTATCTTATTATTTTGTATAATCAATACATGTTGTTTTAAATATCATTGCTGTAACTAAATAAGGATCGCAATTTGAACTGGGTCTTCTATCTTCAAAATACCCTTTTTTGTCTTCAAAAGTCTTATTTCCTATTCTAATTGATTTTCCCCGATCTGCTATTCCAAATGAAAATTTATCATATGATGCCGTCTCGTGCAATCCTGTCATTCTTTGCTCATTACCTGAACCATATAAATTCATATGTTCTTTATGTTTTTCTCCCAAACTTAGTATTGCTTCATTTATAAGTGTAAACCCATTTTCTTCACGCATTTGTTTTGTACTATAATTTGTATGACATCCAGACCCATTTATATCTCCTTTAAAAGGTTTTGGTTCAAATGTTACATTCATATTGTATTTTTCAGCAACTTTTTGTAATAAATATCTCGCTGCCCATAAATGATCACCCGCAGTAATTCCAGTGCATGGTCCTATTTGAAATTCCCATTGACCGGGTGCGACTTCGGCATTCATACCCGATATATTTATTCCGGCTTTTATACATACTTGTAAATGTTCTTCTGCTATATGCCTACCAAAAGCATTATTTGCACCAACACTACAATAATATTGTCCCTGTGGTTCAGTTCCATGAGGATGTCCTATATGCGTTCCATCGTTATTAATTAAAAAATATTCTTGCTCCAAACCATACCAAGGTTCTTCATCTAATTTTTGGTTGAATATTGCATTTGCCCATACACGATGGTTGTTAGATAAAGGTTTACCATTCGAAGTAAATGTATTACATAATATTAACCATGCTCCTGAAATATATGGATTTCTAAAATATGCACATGGAATTAAAAGTATTTCCGATTCTTTTCCAGTTGCCTGTTCTGTTGAACTACCATCAAAGTTCCAATCAGGAAACATAGATAATTTTGACTGGAAACTAGACGACGTATATGGTTTATGGGGTGGGGTAGGGTGCGGAAACTGAGATTCAATTTCTACATATATTACCCTAATTTTACTTCTTAATTCATTGTTTCCTCCTATCCAAACATATTCACAGATTATTCCATTCATTCTTTTAATATATAGTATAATTTTTAATATATTTAATAATAAATATAATATCAAATTATATATAATGAGTAAGAAAACTTTAAGAAAAAAAGGCGGTAATGATGCAGTTAATATAAAAAAGAGAAATACTACATTCAAACTAAAACAACGACTACCAAGTATTAATAATGAAGAAAATACAGAAAATACAGAAAATACAGAAAATACAGAAAATACAGAAAATACAGAAAATACAGAAAATACAGAAAAGAATAATGGTAATATAGAACAAAAGGATATGAAGGAACCTTCTGTGATTAAATTGAAAAATGTGAAAGAACCCGTCGAACAAAAAGAGGAACAAAACGAAGAACTAAAAGACGAATCTAAGGAACCAATTGAACCAGTGGAGGAATCTAAAGAGGAACCAACAAAAGTTAATAAAATAAAATTGAACAAAAAAATAGAAAAAATGAGTAATGAAAAAAATAAGACAAAAATGATTAAAACTGTTAAAAAATCGTTGAAAAATAACGAAAAGGTCCCAGGAAAGGTATCCGAAAAGGTATCCGGCGAAAAAAAAAATGTATCTATTAAAAATAAAGTGGGTGACAACAAAGACATTATTCACTTTCAAAAATTAGGAATTAGTTATCTAGATAAATTAACCGAGAAAAAGTTGAACAAAATGATGGAATACTCTAGTGATATTTATTATAATACAAAACAAACAGTCATGACTGACTCAGAATATGATATTATCAAAGAATTTATGGAAAATAAATTCCCCAAAAGCAAAATGGTAAGCGCTATTGGTGCCCCCGTTAGGAAGGATAAGGTTACCCTACCTTACTTTATGGGATCTATGGACAAAATAAAACCCGATACAGGAGCTATCGATAAATGGAAGAATAAATATAAGGGTCCTTTTGTCATTTCATGCAAGTTAGATGGCGTAAGTGGACTGTATTCCACAATGAACGGTGAAAAGAAATTATATACTCGCGGAGATGGTAAGGTAGGACAAGATGTTAGTCACTTAATTCATTGCTTAGACCTTCCTAAAGATGAAAATGTTGTTGTCCGTGGAGAATTTATTATCAGGAAACAATTATTTGAAGACAAATATAGCGATAAGTTCGCAAACCCTCGCAACTTTGTAGCTGGAATTGTGAACTCCAAGACCATCGACAAGGATAAGTGCGCCGATATTGATTTTGTAGCGTATGAATTAATTGAACCGGAACGAAAACCCAGCGATCAAATGTCTTTGCTCAAGACATTAAACATAGAAGTTGTCCAAAATTTAACCGTCGAAGATGTCGACAACAAATATTTGTCTGATATGTTAGTTTTATGGAGAAATTCTTATATGTATGAAATGGACGGAATTATTTGCGCTAATGATGACATATACAAACGCAAAGAGGGCAACCCTGACCACGCATTCGCATTTAAAATGATTTTATTGGAACAAATTGTAGAAACGAAAGTATTGGATGTTCTATGGGCTCCAAGCAAAGACGGTTACTTAAAACCACGTATTCAAGTAGAACCTATTAAGATTGGAGGTGTAAAAATAGAATACGCCACCGCATTTAACGGTGATTTTGTCGAAAAAAATAAACTTGGAGTTGGCGCTGTCGTCAAAATCATTAGAAGTGGCGATGTTATACCCTATATTATGGATGTTGTTGAACCTGCTACCATCGTAAAAATGCCTCTAGAAAAATATGTCTGGAATAGCACTCATATTGACATCATGCTAGAAGATAAAACAGGCAATGAAGTTGTTATGAACAAAGTATTGACTGGGTTTTTCACGATATTAGGGGTTAAGAGTGTTAGCACCGGCAATATACAAAAAATTATGAACGCAGGTTACACCACTATCCCTTCCATATTAAAAATGTCCAAAGACGATTTTGAAAAAATTGATGGATTCGGTAAAAAATTGGCCGACAAAGTACATTCAGGCATTGAAGAAAAAGTGAAAGAAGCGTCCATCGTAAAACTCATGAGCGCTTCCAATATTTTCGGTCACGGTATGGCGGGTAAAAAACTGGAAATTGTCATAGATGCTTACCCTGACATTCTTGTATCAACTGAAACAAAACTCGCAAAAATTGAAAAAATAGCTATTGTAAAGGGAATGGCGAAGAAAACAGCAACAGCGTTTGTTGAACACATCGAGGAATTCTTGAAATTCATTGATGAAACTGACTTACAATATAAATTGGAAGTAGCGGAAAAAGAAACACCTCAATTTGATGAGACCAATCCACTTTTCGGCAAAAAAATTGTCATGACCGGTTTCAGAAACGAAGAATTCTCTGAAAATATGGAAAAAAAATACGGAGCTAAATTGTCCAGTTCCGTAAATTCCAAAACGTTTGTTTTGTTAGTGAAAAATGTGGAAGAAACCACCGGTAAAGCAGAACAAGCCCGAAAATTAAATGTTCCTATAATGACACTTGAAATGTTTACGGATAAATACAATATTCATTAAAAATATAATTTTCATTAAAATAATTATATTTTTTTATTTTGTAAGTCTTTTACTGCTAACTTAATTGCATCTTCAGCAAGCATAGAACAATGTAATTTTACAGGCGGTAATTTTAAATGTGACGCAATATCTTGATTGGTTACATTAATTGCTTCATCTAATGTTTTTCCTTTAATCCATTCTGTAGCTAATGAACTTGATGCAATTGCCGACCCACAACCAAAAGTTTTGAATTTCGTATCAATTATCTTACCATCATCATCTACTTTAATTTGTAATTTCATGACATCTCCGCATGCAGGAGCACCTACTAAACCCGTCCCAATATTTTTGTCCTTTTTATCAAAAGAACCTACGTTCCTTGGATTTTCATAATGATCTATCACTTTTTCATGATATAAACGAACTAGAATTGGTTTTTTAATATTTCGTGTTATTCGTAACATATATATACTTGTAATATATTATTATATCATTTATTCAAATGATCCATTGCCGAAAGCAATATTTGCTCTTCATATGTTAGTTTCCGGAAAATAAAACAATTGTCTATTTTTATATCAAATATGAAATTATTATTGATGTTTTTACACTTTATATTTGTTCCTGTTGCGGTTATTGTTAAATCATAAATGACAGCGCCCTTTTTTAAAGTTAAATTATTTG